CTGCTGTCTCCAGAGATGCGGGTCAGGGTGGTATTTCGATGGCTACAGCCTCGATTATCAAGAAATACAAGCGTACCTTGGTGAACTTCCAAGAGGATTTCATGATCCCCTTCATCACTAAAGCCGCTTACCGCTATATGCAGTTCGATCCAGAGCGTTATCCTACTGTGGACATGAAGTTCATTCCTACGGCTGCGCTGGGTATCATTGCCCGTGAGCATGAACAACAGCAAATGATTGGTTTACTCCAGACTCTTGGCCCGAATACACCTGTTTTGCCTATCATTTTGAAGGGCATCATGGCTAATTCTTCTCTGTCAAACAGATTTGAGTTGATTGAGATGCTAGACAAGATGGCTACGGCTGATCCACAGGCTCAACAAGCGGCTCAGATGCAACAACAATTGGCTATGCAACTGGCTCAAGCACAGATTGCTGTCCAAACTACGCAAGCAGAGCAGAACAAGGCTGAAGCGCAAAAGTTATTGACTGAAGCGCAATTGATGCCTATTGAGTTGCAAGCAAAGAGTATGGCGGCTAATACCAAGAACCTCCCTACTGATGACGCTTTAGCTTCAAAAGAGTTTGATAAGCGGGTCAAGATTGCTGAATTGATGCTTAAAGAAGCGGATATTCAGAACAAGGCTAAGATTGTTGAAAAACAGATGGCTAGACAATGAATCCAGAACTTCAGAAGTACTACGAAGAACGTTTTTCCATGATGTCCACTCAAGGGTGGGTAGAATTGATGGAAGATGTTGACAAAATGATAGAACCTTTAAATAATATCTTAACAATTGCAGACGAAAAAAGTCTACAATTCAGAAAAGGTGAGTTATCTATACTTATTTGGCTGAAAAACTTGAAACAAGTCAGCGAAAGAGCATTTGAGGACTTAAATGAGAAGAATGTATGAATTTGCCTGTATAAACGGGCATAAGACAGAGAGATTTGTTGATTATGAGTTAACAAGTCTTGTATGTGATTGTGGTGAGGAGACTCATCGCATTTTATCTGCACCAGCTTTTAAGCTAGAAGGGTGGTCTGGGACATTTCCATCAGCGCATGGAAGGTTCGAGAAAAGTCACTTAGATAGGTTAAAAGCCGAGCAGAAACTCAACTCATAAGCAATTATGCCGAGTTGAATCTCCTACAACCGATTGACGGCAGGAAAAGGAAAAAGTATGTTGATTGATGATGACAAAGAAGAGTTGGGTGAGTTAGAGATTGAGCAACAGAAGATCGAGCAAAAGCCTGAACTTCCTGAGAAATACAGGGAAAAAAGTTTAGACGAAATTGTGAAGATGCACCAAGAGGCTGAAAAGCTAATTGGAAAGCAAGCACAGGAAGTAGGCGAGGTCAGAAAGTTAGCCGATGAACTTATCAAACAGAACCTTGGTTCACGACAACAGACTAGACAGGAAGAGCCTGAAGTAGATTTCTTTGAGAATCCACAGAAGGCAGTTCAAAGGACTGTTGATAATCACCCTGACATCCTAGCCGCACGACAAGCAACGCTAGAAATGAAAAGGGCGCAGATTCAGCAAAGGTTAGCGCAAGAACATCCCGACTTTGGCGATATTGCTAAAGAACAGGATTTTGCAAATTGGGTGAAGTCTAGCCCTGTTCGCATTAAGATTTTTGAGCAAGCCGATTCTGGATATGATTTCGACTCAGCCAATGAATTGCTATCTACCTATAAACAGCTACGTTCTGTTAAACAGAAGCAGTCTAGTGATGATGGCGAGGTAACTCGCAAGCAGAACTTAAAGGCAGTAGGTGTTGATGTAGGCGGTTCTGGTGAATCATCAAAGAAAGTATACAGAAGGGCTGACCTTATTCGGCTCAAAATGCAAGACCCAAATCGGTATGACGCACTAAGTGACGAGATCATGGCGGCATATCAAGAGGGTCGGGTTCGTTAAACTTTAGGAGATTTAATCATGGCATATCCAACACCAGCGGTAACAGTAACCACCGCAGCAACGTTCATCCCAGAAATCTGGTCAGATGAAATCATAGCCGCATACAAGAAGAATCTTGTTTTGGCTAACATCGTAATGAAGATGAATTTCAAAGGTAAGAAGGGCGATGTAGTTCACATTCCCGCACCTACCCGTGGTTCAGCTTCAGCAAAAGCGGCATCTACTGCCGTGACTCTGATTGCCGATACTGAGACAGAAATTCAAGTGTCTATTAACCAACACTTTGAATATTCACGTTTCATTGAGGACATCGTTGAAGCACAAGCCCTAAACAGCTTGCGCCAGTTCTACACTGCTGATGCGGGCTATGCGCTTGCCAAGCAAGTAGACACTAGCTTGATCCAATTGGGTCGTGCATTCAATGGTGCTACTGTCGGTACTAACGACTACGCTACAAGCAATACAACCACCAAGGCCTTCATTGGCGGTGATGGTACTACTGCTTACAACAGCACATCTTCCAATGCTTCCGCTTTGACTGATGCCGCTATTCGCAGAACCATTCAGCGTTTGGATGACAATGACACTCCTATGGATGGTCGTTTCTTTATCATTCCTCCTTCAAGCCGCAATACGTTGATGGGTCTTTCCCGTTACACAGAACAGGCTTTTGTGGGTAATGGTAATGCAATCCGCACTGGTGAAATCGGCAACCTATATGGTATCCCCGTGTTCACATCTAGCAATGCTGATACTGGCGCAGGTAACACTGCAACAGATCGTATCTGCTTGATGGGTCACAAGGACTCTATGGTTCTGGTTGAGCAAATTGGTATCCGTTCACAGACTCAGTACAAACAAGACTACTTGGCTACTTTGTTTACATCTGATACTTTGTATGGTGTGAAAGCACTTCGTGCAGCCGCCACAACTGGTGCAGCTTTGTCTTCTAGCGCATTTGCGTTAGCAGTTCCAGCCTAATAGTTGCCTTTTCCCCTCGCCTTAATCGGTGGGGGGATTTTTTACATCAAGGAGATTTATTATGGCAGCAGCAACAGCAGTCGTTTCCCGCAGGGGTAATGACCAATTCCGTGGTTTGTTTACAGACACTTGGGACGTTTCATGTACTCTCAATAGCGCATCAGTAGCTACTACTGCAACCGCTACAGATACAGTCGCAGTTCCAGGCGTTGCTTTGGGTGATATGGTTATTGGTATGGCAATTGGCGTTGATGAGGCAGGTTTGGTTCGTAGAGCCTATGTTTCAGCCGCTAATACAGTTACTATCGTGACTTACAACCCTACAGCAGGTTCTGTAGACTTAGCATCAACTACATTAAATTTAGTTATTGCTCGTTCGGTGTAATAAAAGGGGGCTAATACCCCCCTTTTTTTGGAGTTCTTATGGCAACCTTTAGATGTTTAGCAAGTGGACAAACAGTCACTTTTACCTATCAGCACGATATTGATTCGATGAAAGGTCATCAAGGTTACGTCAGAATAGATGAAGTTGAGGAAGAAACTTCTGAAAAACAAATAGTTTTGAAACCTCCAGTACCTGTTAAGAAGATGGGTCGTCCAAGGAAATCAAATGTCTGATATTGATCCACGAGAATTTGGTAAGCTAGAAGCCCAAGTTGAGGCGCTTCAAGCAGAAGTCCATGCACTTCGCCAAGATATTAAAACGCTTTTAGAAATGGCTAACAAATCTAAAGGTGGCTTTTTCGTAGGAATGGCTATCGCCTCTATTGTGGGCGGTGTCATTTCTTTCATTGCAACCAAGCTAGTTCGATAAGGATTTATATGCCTCAAGTTGGAAACAAGAAATTCCCATACACAGAAAAAGGCGAGAAAGAAGCCAAAGAGTATGGCAAGAAGAAATCTATGCCCGTTACTGTAATGATTGCTATTGGTAAGCCTAAAGCTATGCCTACCCGTGGTGGTCGCACAGCTACTAATATGATGAAAAAGTCTGGACGAGGTAAATAATGTCTTCTTTAACTGCTCCCGTTACGCTTCTTAGCTCTGTTACTGCTACAGGTGCTTCTAAAGCTGTTCAGGTAGATGCTGGTATGCCAGCAATTCTGCACGTTACAGGCATCACAACTGCTACTGTTGCCCTTCAAGGTAGTCTTGATGGCACAACATTTAGCACTGTTGGCACTGCTTTAACGGCTGATGGCTTTGTTACTTTGGCTAATGCTCCTAAATATTTGAGAGCCAATTGCACAGCGTATACATCTGGAACAATCATCGCAAAGATATTGTACTGATATGAAAACTAAAGCCCAAAAGAAGATCAGCAAAGTTATGACTGAGTTTGGCAAGGGCAAGTTGACTACCAATAAAAAGGTCGTTACTAATCCAAAACAAGCCATTGCTATTGCTTTATCTGAAGCAGGTATGTCAAGGAAGAAGAAATGAAACAAGGTCTATACGCTAACATCAATGCCAAACAAGAACGGATCAAAGCGGGTTCTAAGGAAAAGATGCGTAAGGTTGGCTCTAAAGGCGCACCTACTGAGGCGGCATTTAAGCAAGCAGCTAAGACTGCTAAAAAGAAATGACCTTAAAAGCGCATCAAAACCCCAAAGGGGGCTTGAACGCTAAAGGCAGAGCATCGTATAATGCAGAAACAGGTGGCAATTTAAAACCACCCGTCAAATCGGGAGACAACCCTCGTAGGGCATCCTTTCTAGCACGAATGGGCAATATGCCTGGCGCTGAGATGAAAGATGGAAAGCCTACCCGACTTTTACTTTCTCTTAGAGCTTGGGGCGCAACGTCCAAGGAAGACGCTAAAGCAAAAGCTAAAGCGATCTCTAAGAGGAATAAATGAGACCTGTATCTGTCGGAGTTAACCCAACAGCCGCAACGCTGACTACTGTTTATACAGTACCTACGGGTTACTACGCCAAATTTACTGTCATGTATATCCACAATACTGGTGGAAGTACAAAGCACATTACAGTCCAATGGTATGACGCAAGTACAGCAGCCACTTTAGACATCCTTACTTCGTACAACTTAACTTCTAAACAATACCTTCAATTTGATGGTGCGGCTTATATCGTCTTAGAAGAAGGCGATAAGATTCAAATTACAACTGAAGCAGCAAGTTCATTCAGTTTTATTGCAACATTTGAGGTTCAGGGAGCGCAACGAACATGACCTACTTAGAACTTGTTAACGATGTGCTAGTTCGCTTGCGTGAAAGCACAGTATCTACTGTTGGAGAAACAACCTATTCTTCTTTGATTGGCAAGTTTGTCAATGATGCTAAGAGACAGATTGAAGACTCTTACAACTGGAATTGCCTTGCTCAAACAATCACAGTAACGACTACTGGTGGTACAAGTTCTTATGCTTTGACAGGTGCGGGACAGAAGTTCCGTGTCAATGACGCTCTTAATACAACCAGTTTGATTGGTCTGCGGAATATTGAGTTTGTGGACATGAACCGCAAACTAAACCTTGGCGCACCTTCGCAATCTATTCCTTCAGAGTTCTGTTTTAGTGGTGTGGATGGTAGTGGCGACACAAAGGTTGACCTGTTCCCAGTTCCTTCTGGTACTTTTACTCTGTTGTTTGACCTGACTATTCCACAAGCAAATCTAAGTTCCGATTCAACATCTGTAAAAGTTCTTGATTACTTGGTGACTCAAAGTGCGTATGCTCGTGCTTTGATTGAGCGTGGTGAAGATGGTGGAACAAACTCTAATGAGGCTTATGCTTTGTTTAGAGGGATGCTCTCTGATGCGATTGCATTGGAATCCACTCGTTATCCTGAAGACAACTTTGTGGCGGTCTAATGGCAGCACAACTCCAAAGTTACAGTCTCTCAGCACCAGGCTTCTATGGCCTGAATACTGAAGACTCTCCCCTTGATTTAGGGGCTGGCTTTGCTTTGGTTGCGACTAACTGCATCTTGGATCAGTATGGTCGTATTGGTGCTAGAAAAGGTTGGTCAAGGGTTAACTCTTCCTCTGGAAACCTTGGTGCTAACGATGTTGGTGTCATCCATGAGTTAGTCCAGACTGACGGGACTCTTACAGTTCTGTTCGCAGGAAACAACAAGATATTTAAACTTGGTACTGCTAATGCGGTGACTGAGTTGACCTATGGTGGTGGCGGTTCTGCTCCTACCATTACTGCATCTAACTGGCAGACTGCCTCTTTGAATGGCATTGCTTACTTCTTCCAAACTGGTCACGATCCTCTGATTTATGACCCCGCAGTAAGTACAACTACTTATCGCAGAGTTTCTGAGAAGTCTGGTTATGTTGCAACTGTTCCGCAAGCAAACATCTGTATCTCTGCTTTTGGTCGTCTGTGGGTGGCTAATACTTCTACAGATAAGGTCACTATCAGCTTCTCTGACCTGATTGCAGGTCATGTATGGGGTGGTGGTACTTCAGGAACATTAGATGTCTCACGGGTATGGCCTAATGGTGCTGATGAGGTCATGGGCTTGGCTGCTCACAATGATTTCTTGTTTATCTTTGGTAAACGACAGATTCTTGTTTACTCTGGTGCTTCAACACCCGCATCCTTGGTTCTGAGCGACACAATTGGCTCTATTGGATGTATTGCTAGAGATACGATTCAAAGCGTTGGCTCTGATGTTATTTTCTTGTCAGACTCAGGTGTTCGCTCATTGATGAGAACAATTCAAGAGAAGTCTGCTCCTTTGCGAGACTTGTCTAAGAATGTTCGTTTTGACCTAAACTCATCATTGGCAAGCGAAACATTGGCTAATTTGAAGTCTGTTTACTCAGAAAAAGAAGCCTTTTATCTGCTTGTTTTACCTGCATCTTTACAAGTTTACTGTTTCGATACTAAGCAATCTTTGCAAGATGGTGCTTCCCGTGTAACGAAGTGGGACTCCATTGCTCCAACTGCTTTACGTTCATTGCGTAATGGTGATTTGTACATTGGCAAGAATGGCTATATTGGTAAGTATCAAGGTTATCTTGATGACACATTAACGTACCGATTTGCGTACTACACAAACAATGCCGACTTAGGAAACCCTAACCAGATTTCCATCCTTAAAAATATTACAGCTATCGTTATTGGTGGTTCTAATCAGTTTTTAACGATCAAGTGGGGCTTTGATTATTCTGGTGCTTATCAATCAGAGAATGTCTATATTCCTACGCAAGTTAGCTATGAGTATGGCACTGCTGAATACAACATTGCCGAATACACAAGTGGTGTGCCAATTAAGACTCTTTCTGCCAATGCTTCAGGTGCGGGAAAGATTGTTCAAACTGGTTATGAAACAACCATTAACAATTCTTCATTTTCCTTACAAAAGATTGAAATTCAAGCCAAAGATGGCAAAATAGCCTAAGAGGTAAACCATGTCCAATTATACAAAAAGTACCAATTTCGCATCAAAAGATAATCTATCACCTGGAAATCCTTTAAAGATTGTCAAAGGTGCTGAGATTGATACTGAATTTAACAATATTCAGACTGCCGTAGCGACTAAAACAGACAATGCTTCTGCCAATATTACTGGTGGTTCAATTACTGGTATTACAGATTTAGCGGTTGCTGATGGCGGTACAGGAGCTTCTACGGCTACTGCTGCCTTGAATAACCTCTTGCCTACCCAAACAGGTAACGCAAACAAGTATCTTCAGACTGATGGCACTAATGCTACATGGGATGCAGTAAGTCTTTCCACTTCTGACATTACTGGCACTTTGCCTGTTGCCAATGGTGGTACTGGTGTAACTGCTTCTACTGGTACAGGCTCTGTTGTTCTATCAAACAGTCCTACTTTGGTGACTCCCGCATTGGGAACACCCGCTTCTGGTGTAGCTACCAACTTAACAGGTCTTCCACTGACCACTGGTGTAACAGGCACTTTGCCAGTGGCTAATGGTGGTACAGGTATTACATCCTTGGGAACTGGTGTAGCAACCTTTTTAGGCACTCCTAGTTCTGCTAATTTAGCTTCTGCCGTTACTGACGAAACAGGAACTGGTGCTTTGGTGTTTGCCAATAGCCCAACCTTGGTTACTCCTGCCCTTGGAACACCCGCTAGTGGTACTTTAACCAATGCTACTGGCTTGCCTATCAGCACAGGCGTTTCAGGTCTTGGAACAGGTGTAGCAACCTTTCTAGCGACTCCATCAAGTGCAAACTTGATCTCTGCCGTAACAGATGAAACTGGCACAGGCTCTTTGGTCTTTGCTACATCACCGACATTGGTAACACCCGCCTTGGGAACTCCATCTGCTTTGGTTGGCACAAACATCACGGGTACTGCTTCTGGTTTGACAGCAGGTAACGTCACTACTAACGCTAACTTAACAGGTGCAGTCACTTCTGTTGGCAATGCAACCTCTTTGGGTTCATTTAGCTCCTCCAACCTTGCAGGTGCTTTGACAGATGAAACAGGTTCTGGATCAGCAGTATTCGCCACTTCACCTACTTTGGTGACTCCTATTCTTGGAACTCCTACTAGCGCAACTTTAACGAACGCTACAGGTCTTCCAATCTCTACTGGTGTATCAGGTTTAGGAACTGGTGTAGCAACGGCTCTAGCGGTCAATACAGGCTCTTCTGGTGCGGTTGTGGTCAATGGTGGTGTTTTGGGTACTCCATCGGGCGGTACTGCTACAAACTTAACTGGTTTGCCTTTGTCCACAGGTGTAACAGGAACTCTTCCTGTCGCCAATGGTGGAACAGGAACAGCAACTCCTAGCATAGTTGCAGGTACAAACGTAACTGTTAGTGGTACATGGCCTAATCAAACTATTGCTGCATCAGGTGGTGGTGGCACTCCTGGCGGTTCTACAACTCAAGTTCAATACAACAATGCGGGTGCTTTTGGTGGTATTACAGGTGCTACAACTAATGGCACAGCATTGACTCTTGTTGCTCCTGTTTTGGGAACTCCCGCAAGTGCTACTTTAACTAATGCAACTGGACTGCCTTTATCAACAGGCGTAACAGGCAACCTACCAGTAACTAATTTAAACTCAGGAACTGGTGCAACATCTAGCACATTTTGGCGTGGCGATGGTTCTTGGGCAGCTGTTAGTGCTACACCTGCTGGGTCAAACACGCAAATTCAATTTAACAATGCGGGTGCTTTTGGTGCAAATGCTAGTTTTTCTTTTGATGGAACAAACTTTGTTTTAGATGGTTCAACAAAAGTTCAAATCTTGGGGTCTGGTGCAAAACTACAAATGCAAACACCAACGGCAAGTGCTAATTGGGTTTTTGAAACATCAGGCACTAATTTAACTATAGCCAGCGCACAAAGTGGACAGTTTAATATTTACAGAGGTAGCGCAAACTCAACCTTTGGTGTTGGTGGTGCAGACCCATCATCAAGCGGTGCTGGCATCACATTCCCCGCAACTCAATCAGCATCATCAGACGCTAATACGCTAGATGACTATGAGGAAGGGACTTGGACACCAGCAGTAACAGGTGGAACATTAACAAATAATAACGCTACATATACAAAAATTGGCAATAGAGTTTTGCTGACAATGGATGTATCTATCACCAGTGTTTCAGCAGGAAATATCACGATAACTGGAGTGCCTTTTACTTCTAGTGGTAATTCAATTTCTGGAGTAGGGGGCGACCAAATTGACTTTACGACAGATTTAATTGGACTTCATGGGTATTTAGACGGCACAAGTATTTTCTTCTTCTACTTCACAACCGCAACAAACGGCATAAGATTGACAAATTCAAACATCAGAGTAGGAACAACACTTCGATGCTCATTCCAATACAAAACTTAACTAGCATGGATGTGCTAGTCGGACACTTAACTTAAAAGGAAACCAAAATGTCACTCACAAAACAAACAGTCATTGACCAAATCACAGTAACCGAAAATGGTGTTGTTTTATATCGTGAAGCAACTCGAATCATGGAAGATGGCGTTCAACTAAGCCAAACCTACCATCGTTCAAGCCTCACACCCGCACAAGACTTAACAGGAATACCTGCTAACGTGGTGGCAATCTGCAATGTGGCTTGGACAGCAGAGGTGGTTGCGGCTTATCAGGCGGCACAGGCTGCGGCACAGGCTGCTCGGAATAATAGTTAAGCATGAACTTTAAACAAGTTCCGAAAGAATTGGAGTAAATCATGGCCGTGAACGCACAAGAATACTTTGCTGCTAACCCAGATGTTGCCGCATCTTTTGCGAGTAATAACTACGG